TGTTAACACAGAGGTCACCTACGGTCGAACGTTGGGAATCCGTGGTGTTTTCCTTAACCTCGGATGTCTCCATGACTCTCTTGACGACCCGCCACAATCACTACAATCCTTGGTCTGTCGATCGTGACGCTATGGCTTCGGCTAAAGCAAATGCTGGTTGTGATAATTACGACCATATGTTTGCCCGCCCTGCCCGCGTACGATACGTCACCCAGTCCGGTTCTCGAACCGGTGGTGATAATCCTGGCTGGAAGTCTCGGGTCCGCCTCCATGAAGAGGCGACGTCCGCTATGGACCTTACTAAGTACACTGAACTCATTACTGAGGGCAGCGCAACTAGCAGGTACTCGTGGCCGTGTGGTCCTGGTAATTCTCGTACTTATCGAACTACCAGTGGGAGTGGTTGTCTCCAGAGCGTAAGCCCTGGAGTTTCTTCCACTTTTGACAAACAAGCGTTACAGGCCCAGGCGATTAATGCCGCTACTCACAAATGGCTTAGCAAATACCAGAGCAGTCATGCTCAGGGATTAGTTATGCTTGGTGAGCTCCGCGACACTGTTCGCATGCTTCGACATCCATATGAAGGTGTTCGTGATGGGATCAAGAAATACGTAGATGACGTTTATCGTCAGCGTAAAGTTCTTGGTCCAAAACGGCAAGCAGCCCATGCCTTAACTGACATGTGGCTCGAGACCGTTTATGGCGTGAACCCCTTCTTATCCGATGTGGCAACGATCGCTGAACAGGTTGCAAAGATCAGACTCCGAGAGTCTTCCTTTCGCATCCATGTTACTGGTCGTGCTGAGGACGCTAAAGTCCTCGCCCCTGTTTTTGATTCCCCTGGCTTATATGGCCCTTACGGACCTTTTGTCAGGCAACAACAGACGGTTTATCGGTGTAAGGCATCTTGCCGGATTTCCTCCGGCTTCCATCAGAACTTTGGTCCTGATCTCACGTCAACAGAAGTGTTGTCGCGTGCTGGAGTGACTCTTGGGGACTTTGTCCCCGCACTCTGGGAGTTGATACCTTACAGTTTTGTCGTTGATTACTTCACCAACCTAGGTGACATAATCGGGCAGTCCTTTACAGTTTTTACTGGACTTTCCTACTCTTGTTCGTCGGTTACGATGGAAAACGAAGGTCGGACTACGTCCGCCTGGGGTGATCCACGTACCATCGGCGCTCCTTATACTACTCAATATCAGTATGAGGGGTCTGGGGATTTCGGTTCCCATGTTAACACAGAGGTCACCTACGGTCGAACGTTGGGAATCCGTTCACCCACGTTCGAACTCTCGCTCCCGGGCTATCGACAATTTGCCAATCTTGTTTCCCTCACAGGTAACAAGCTTTCTGGTGATGCTCGAAAACTCGAGAAATCCTTTGGGCGCAAGCCCATTTAACCCTCAACTGCATGAGATAAGGCCATGGCCATCTCCCTAGGCACCCCCGTAACGGGGTCCGCTCAGACGGGCTTTACCAGCCCTACGTATACTATTGCTCAAGACAATGCAACATCGTTGTATGCCAAGCAATGGTATGTGTCTGCCTGCGGTGGTACACAGACCGGCGCTAACGTGCACTCGGTTTCCTTACCGTTCACGTTTTCTTTCTTCCGGCCTGCATCGCTCGCGGTTCTCCCCCCACCTAACTCCGTGGGTGTAATTCCATCCTTCCCTAAGAACGTCTATAAGGCGATCACGAGGAAGGGGATGGCTGTTGCATCCGGGACTCTGAATGGCCCTCAAATCGGTTTTATCCGATCTGAGCTTTCCATTCCAGCTGGGGCGGACACGCAGTCGCCCTCCGAGATCAGAGCTATGATTTCTATGCACATTGGTGCATTGACTTCTCTCTCTGCCTCGATCGGTGACACCACTATCAGTGGTGTCATTTAAAGCACCACTAAGCAATTAGTGGCCCTACTGCGTGTTCCTGGAGAACTCGAATGTGTACTACACTCTTTGAGCTTTACCAAGCCATCCTGGCTGACCTCTCGAGTCAATCCGATATTTTGGATTGTCTCGAATCTCTCCCGACTGAACCATTTGCTCCTCTCCTGGAGCAGATTTCAGTTAAGGCAGACTGTCATCCTGATAAGTTTGCCCGTGCTACTTCTGTTGCCCTGCTTCTGCGGGGCTTGGGGAAGCACTACACCGGAGAGGACTTCTCTCTTCCTACCTCAGAACGTGAACGTGGTGCTCTTGAGAAATTTAGAGCAGCCAATGAACACTGTGCTAAGGTTAACGATCTTCTGCGACGTCGACGATCAGGACCTTTGGGAACTGACCTGTTCGATAGCGCAACGGACGTTGTGTTTGGGGAAGCTAGAAGATTTATCGCTTCAACCCTTTGGTGGGTTGATGACGATGGATGGGGTCGCGATGACGTGCCTCTACTGGACGTCGCCGCTTCACTAGCAGTCGGCCCTGGCTCATCACTCGGTGCGGAGGGTACATCCTTCCTCCACAAAGTGGTGGGTTCCGAGCTCACATGCACAAGTGAAGCCTTGTACCGAATGTACGCGTCTTTTGTCAACCATGCTCCATGCATGTTTGATGAAGACGGGAATGTTCGGAGTACACCTTCACCCATTTCCACATGGTCTCTGACCGAGAAAATTCGGAAGCAGATTCATGGGAATAGACTGGTGAAGGCATCAAGGTTGGCATATGTTCCGAAATCTTGGAAGATCTCGAGGACCGTTTGTACTGAGCCTTCTGTGAACATGATGTTTCAGTTAGCCCTTGGTAACACGGTTGTTTCTTTTCTTCGCTCTGCTGGCCTCAATCTAGAGACCCAACAGGTAAAGAACGGACGCCTAGCACGGCGTGGTTCTGAAGACGGTAGTTTGGTCACCCTTGACCTCTCTTCCGCCTCAGATACCGTTAGCATCGAGTTATGCCGCACACTCTTACCGAGTGACTGGTTTAACTGGTTGATGCTGACCAGGTCGCCTGCCGTCTCCATAGACGGCACCGATATGGAACTAGAGATGATATCCTCTATGGGGAATGGTTACACTTTTCCCCTCGAGTCCCTCATCTTCCTCTCTCTCGTTTACGGTGTGTACCGTTATCTTGATATCCCTTTCAAGCTACGGGTCCCTACCGACATGCAGAATGTTGCAGTTTACGGAGACGACATTATTGTCGTGCCTGAAGCTGTTTCACTCCTCTGCCTGGTGCTGAACGAGAGCGGCTTTGTCGTGAATCGCGACAAGTCGTGTCTCTCAGGATCCTTCCGAGAGTCCTGTGGCGCCTTTTATTATGCTGGCTATGATTGCCGGCCTGTAAAGGTGATTTCATTATCAACGCCACAAGATCGCTACTCCGTGCTTAACCGGCTTCTCCGTTGGATTAGTAGGAACGAGTTTTCCCATTTGCGTCGTACTTCGAGGCTTCTGCTTCGTGGCACTGCACGCATCTATGTTCCCCCTTATGAGGGTGACAAAGCGGGAATTCATGTTCCTATTCGTCATGCTTGCACGCGACGTGCCGGCAAGACGCTTTCTGACAAGCTCGGCTGTGACCCGCGGACTCACGTCTACGAGCGCTTCGAACCTGTCAGGAAAATGTTCCAAGTGTTTCGGTTTGTAAAAACCGAGACTGGAGAATGGATCCAATCTCAGGCCTATCAGGCTTTAAACCCTGAAGGTCTGTTTTTATCGATCCTACACGGATGCGTTTCGGGGGCGGGCGTTACTCTTCGGAGTAACGGAGACACCCGCTATGAAAAACGATGGGCTGTTGCCACCGGTTGGTGCATCCCATCTGGCGGCCTGTTGCGCGCATCGCATACAAGCGATAGCGACGGAGGCCGGGGAAGTTATAGCTCCTGGGAGAGAGCTGTAACCGAAACCCTAGGTTGACCCTAGGTTGGTCTGGTTAAGGAACTAGACCCCATTCGTGGAG